CGGATGACTATGAAATAAAATCAATAAAAAAGAATGAAAATACCAATACTGTTTTCTTTAATGCAACCTTGAGACAAAATGGGGAAGTAATTTACAATCATAAAAATAGTTTAATTGTATTTGATAAAGATTATAAAGCTATAAAACAACTAAAATTCAATATGATTTATGATACAGATTTTGAAGACGATATTTCAAAAATTTATAATATCCCTTACAAAAAGAAGACTGAAAGTCATATTACTGAACTTTCGTTTAATAAACTAAAAAATGGTAAATATTCGATAAGTTATTATATTTCAAAACTTAAAGGAATAATTAAAACTGAAAATAATACTGACAAAATTACCTCTGAACAAAGTTTATTTGTTACTCAAAGTAGATTAGGTGAAAAATTATCAAAAGGGAATATTGACTTTGATAAACCTTTTTACAAAAATTTACCTAATAGTCTGAAAAATGAAAATATTAAAATACTACTAACTGAAAATGAAAAAGAATTTTTAGAGAAATAAATTGAATTGAAAACAACTATTGCCAACAATGGCTATAAGTAATTGCTTGTTCTCGCCTACTTCTGAAAATCCTCGCGGATTTTCAGTTTGGTGCGTACTTGCAAAGTTAAGTTCTAACCCACGCAACTACTCATAGCCGAGACCGTTGTGCGTCATTTAAGAAAAATCGTACTAAAATTGAAAATTCAGGAAAAAATAATGAAAAAAATACGAGAAATAACTGACTGGATTGAAAAAAATTCGACTGAAATAATTGAAAATATTGACCAAGAAAGTGTCGATGTTTATAATTTTCTAAAAACTGAATTTAGGAAATCGAATATTAATGAGAATTACTTATTTCAATTTGTTTTTAGGAGTTTTTACCGAATTGACAACGCTGGACTTACGCCTGAATTTAAAAAAGAGTATTTTAAAATATTAGAACAAAATCGGAACGAAAAACAATTTGACTTTGAAAAAGTGTTACGCAGACTTTACTCGTTTCCGAACAGAAAAGGACAAAACACATTGCAGTTTTCATTTGCAACAAAGATGTTTAATACAATTGACGATATAATGCCGATTTACGACAGCGAAGTTGCTAAAATGTTTTCTATGTCAAGACCATATCAATCGGAATTTGAAATTAAATTGGATAAGTAATTC